CGCGACCGCGCCCGCCCTCAGCTGGGCGTCGGCTACCTCGCGAGGAATCACGAGTACGCCGGTCGTGCGCCCGGACATCGGCACTTCGTGCACCGAGCTCGTGCATGACGATCGTGTGAAGATCCGCCTCAGCGGTCGCTGTGAGGCCAACCAGGAAACACCCGCCGCCATTGCTGTCGGGCCTGGCCTCGCCATCTCGCCGGTCGTCTACCACACGTGCACTCGCACCCTGTCGAAGGCCGTCGTGTCGCGCATGCTTGCGCCTTACACGCAGAAACGTGCCCCAGACCTGTGGCAGCGCTACGCGCGCAGCCCGGTCGCGACCGCTTCCGTAGCCGCTTTTCCCCTCGATTGGCTAGACCACTACGAGGGTCAGAAGAAGCGCACGAAGACGGAGGGCTGGCTAGCCGCGGGCGCTCAGCGCTCGGTGCGCGGCGGTATGGTCAAGCGGGAGCTCACCGCCGGTGAGAAGGAGTACGCGCACGATCCGTTCGTCCGCGCGAGCACTACCATCGGCGACAAGGACCCCCGCCTCATCGTGACCGGCCAGCCGGAGATCAGCGGGCTCTACGGGCCCTACGCGTCGACATACATGCTCGCTCTCACGCAAGCTGTCAACGAAGAGGACGCTGATCGCGGCATCTGCGTGCGCATGGCGATTGGGCTCAACGCGGAGGACACGTCGCTCCTGATCTCGAAGGCATTCGACGAGGTGCTTCGCCACGGGCGCGTGCACTTCCGCGGCGCTGACTTCAGCCGTTTCGACGCGCGCGTGCAGCAGTGGATGAACACGGCTTGCCTCGACGACATGCTCCGTTGCATCAACAACGTGAGCGCTCTCGACGCCGCCGCCATGCGTGACGACATCAACCGTACCCGTCTTGCGTGCCCGCAGATCGAGGTGGAGTGGATGGGCCGCCGGCGCAGCGGCGACGACGTAACGACCGTCTGGAACACGTCGATCAACCGCACGTTCTGGCTCTGCGCTTACGAGGCTTGCCCCGGGGCGAAGCCGGACAGCATGCGCGTCATCGTCGGGGGCGACGACAGCCTGGTCATCTGCAACGCGGAAGGCGCTCGCAACTTCTTCGAGTTTGCTGAGCGCTACGCCGAGGGCCTGGGCATGAAACTCGAGATCGAGGCGGAACACGCCACTCCGAGCTTCTACTCGCACTACGTGCTGCCGGTCGTGCCCACGCACGGCCTGCAGTACGAGTTCGCGCTGGCCCCGAAGATCGGGCGTGTGCTCGCCAGTCTCGGCTACAGCCTCTCGACCACCAACGCGGAGGTCGCTAAGAG